CCAGTTGNCCTCTCAGGCTTATTGTTNTCTCCNATCTTCACACTAGGTCGGCCCCAGATCCACGNTTTCTCCATCTCGATGGAGTGCAGTTCTAAAGCCTCACGCTTTGCTTCCTGGTATGCATCTCCAGTACGCAGACGTGTACGCCGTGCAGTACGGGTGATACTTAGTGATGTAGTCATAATCTGTGTATAGTTCTCGAACTCCACAGGATCGTACGCGATAGCTTCTTGTAGTGTACCACCTTCGGGATTGATGGTTCCTACTGCCAACACTGTATCAGCATCGTCAATATCATGATCTGCATTCGTGTCCTCGCGCAGTTTGATCGCTAAGAAAGAGTTAGCTCCATCGAGCACTCTATTAGTGATCTTACCAAACGTGTCTACCTGGAAGTTTGTCGACTGTCGGATGAGAGCAGCGTGACCAACCTTAAACTCCTTGACTTGATCTTCTGTCCCCTTCACATAAACAGTAGCATCGGTGCTGTAGTTATCACCGTCATACTCAGACGATAGCCCTGTATCCTTGTAGATACCTGTTACCGAAAGTTTCTGTGCGGGTAATTTCTTACTCCACCAGTGGAAATGTGGATCGTCTACCTGCTCGCTCCGAAGCATCGACATAATCGCTGTTAGCGGTGCCGATCCGTTCGGGTACAAGTAGAGAATCATCTCTCTCCAATTCTCTGGGCGCTGGTTATCAACCCAGTTTCCAGTACCTCTCATTCCTAAAAATGGCATTGTTATCCTCCTTTATTAAGATGCGATTCGGAACCACGTTACTCCATCGGAGTATAATGCGGCTTTCGCATTCGCTGCGTTAAGTGTTATATTGCTCCAATTCAGTGACTCTCCACCATGAGCTATCACTACATTGTTTGTATTCCCTGCTGGAGCAGTTACAGTAAAAATCTTTCCTGCAGCCTCTCCAACATTGGGTAACGTGACTGTAACAGCACCTTCAGTACTGTCAGCAATCACTACACGGTCATGTACTCCAAGAGTAGCATTCTCATCTACTCGTAGGAACTTCGACCTTACCTGCTGATCGTATGTCTGCCTTTCGGCAACACCAATATTAGGCATGTTTCCTCCTTATCTTAGTGAGTTTATCATTTCATCAGCCTGTTTTTGGAAGTCATTGCGGGAGTCTGTCTTACCACCTTTGTGGTTTCCAGAGCCGCGATGAGCAAAAGCTGGCTGCTTGTTTTTTGGCAAGTTTTCTTGCCGTTCTTCTTCCGCCTTTTCTGCCTGCTTCGTAAGATCGAGATCGGCACGTACACGCTGTTCAGCTTCATTAAGTATATCAGGCACAGACATCTCTGGGTTCTGCGCTTTAACTTGATTAGCTACATAACCTACGTACTGAGCGTGCTTACGAAGATCAGGGTTTTTCTGGTAGAATTCCGTGACCGACTGCTGTAGTGTAAGCTGTCGATTGCTGGCTGCTTGTACAAGAGAAGGTATCTGCCTGATGACATCCTCACTGGCATCTTGACGCGCCCTCTTATAGACACGAAGCATGATCTCGTTATACTTCTGCGGGTTTGTTTGCATTTCCTCAAACTCCTCATCAGTGATAAAGGCTTCGATCTTCTTAGCCTCAGNCTCTTCTTTCTCTTCAGACTTCTGTGNCTCCTGTGGTGTAGCTTCCTGCTTACGCTGTGGGGGTTCTTCCTTACCACCAAGAGCTTTCCCAGTCTTAAGAGCTGCATTTTCCTCCTTAAGCTGCTCGATCAACTCGTCAGTCTTATTCTCAACCTTCTGCTGTTCTTGCTTCTCAGTCTCTTCTACCTTCTGCTCAGGTTCCTTAGGAGTCTCCTTAGGTTCCTCTTCCTTCTTCCCAGCTTTCGTATGCTGGTTAAACATTTCGTCTACTTCCGATTTTTGTTGTTTAATCTCTACTGGCATCTCGTTCGTCCTTTAGTTTTTGTTCTATTTTTGCGTGCTCCGTGAGATAGTGTGGAAGTGCGAGCATCTCTCGCCAGACCTCAATAGATGCTTGAAGTCTGTATATCTCCTTATCATCACGGGTTTTGATCAAGTCGTCTGTTAGGATCTCAATACGATCTCTAATAGTCGCCTCAATATCTTTCCACATCGTGCTTTCTACAAGAACCTCAAAGTCCCTCACGCTTGAGAGTAGAGGCTCATCCATCGGGTGTGTGATTCCGTCAAAGTTGTTGTCCATTGTCTACTAGATTTCCTTGTCTTATCTGTTCATCTACCTGATCGTCAGGCATTACTTGTGGTGACTCTCTATTAACGAAAGCCTCAACATTCTTAGCACCCATCTGTCGGGCTATGTGTTGGAAGATCCTCGGATGGTCGTACTGCTGTGCAAGCATCTCATTGTTTACTATAATCTCATAAAGCTGTATCCATGTATCTGCGTTCTCACTGCCTGGCATAGTGCCGTCATGAGGCATGACATCATACTTCACAATCATATCTAATGGATTGACAGACACTCTATCATTCTCCGGCTCTACGCCATAAGTACCACGCAGCTGTTGTTCAAGATCCCCAACAGTCTTAATATACGTTTCCTCCTCCATTAGTTGCTGTACGTGGGAAGCAAACATAATGCCAGTAGGTTCCATAGCCTGCATACTGACTATACGTGCCATTTTCTCAAGCCTACTGAGAGCACTCTGTGATAGCTGATTAATTTCTGAAGCTGATATTCTCGACGTTCTCGGAGCCATCCTTCCCTCAGCAAGGTCTGTAGCACCACTTACTTGCTTCATGATATCTGCGAGATGGAAGGAATCCTGCACGTGCCCTTGTGTTACGTCACTAACTGGGAGCTGAAATATAGAGTCCTTAATGAGGCTCTTACCCCACGCAGCTCTCCTCGCCCGTATAAGCTTACCAGGCTCTGGATTCGCAACGTCATAATAGTTTATAATATGCGGATCAAGCACGATCATATCGTTAATAGCCTTGCGTACATTCTGCACATGACTGCTATACATGAAGTCGATCAGAGTCTGAATATCGTGGACAGTGCCGAGCCTGCTAATAGGGTTGGACGTGTACCCATCATAGTCAGGCGCAGCAACTGTCAACGGCTTCATGCCGTGATCAAGATTCAACGGCTGAGCCGCTACAAGAACACGATCACCAGCAACTCCAAAAAGCCACGTTTCGGGATATCGAGACTCACCAAGATCCCACTCAAATGGAATAATATCTATGTACATCCAGATAACGTGTACAGGATTATTACTGAGTATATGCTCGGAGAACTCCCTACGTCCTGTGCTTGTTCCGTAAGTAACGAGGGAAGACCGTGCATCTATTAAGTCTACATAAAGACCGTTGAAAAGAAAATCATTAGGGTCTTTGTCTCTACGTAGGAGTCTCATCAAGTTAGTCTTCTCAATCCAGCCAGCAAACTCTGCTTCCTGTATCTCATGCGCACTCACATCGGGATCAGGTAAGTAGCTATACGGATCAATGTTAACTAACTTATTACCTTCATACTTTAGTACATTCTCCTCTGAATCGCGCTCACGATCTGATACAATAAAGATATCTCGCACGAAGTCCATGAATCCACGATCTCTCCGCACTGTCTGCCTACCGAATCTTCTCTCCCATACAGGGCTTGTTACGCCTATACCGTATGCGAAAGAATCACGCCATTGTGTGTGGAGCGCAAGACCTACCCTATTCCTTGTTGCCTGCTGATGGACTACATGGGTCATAAGTTGTGCACCAAGCACATCCTCAGGTCCGACTCCCTCGTACTTCCATATTGGGGACTGTAGAAATGCGGCTGTCATGTAGGTGAGAAGTGTTTCGAGAGTGGCATAGGATTGAGGAATCACGATAGACTTCTTAAACTCAGTCTTCTGTCCCTGCTTATCCTTTTGCTCTGCATCCTCGGGAGGTACATAGGTTCTGAGAACCTTATCTATATCCCGCCAATGTGAGTATCTCTGAGACATCACACGCTGACTGTCCCGAGCACGTATCATGACTTTCTCAAGAAGTGCGTCGTGAAACTCCGTAGCTGGCTTTAGGTTGAGTCTATCAGGGTATTCGTAATCAAAGTTAGCTTCCTCAAGTCTCTGCTTTTGAGCTTCCTTCTCATCCTGCTGTCCTCGTCCGCCGGTCTTATTTGGGTCAAGTACGTTTGGCATAGTATTTGTGCTTATTGAGTGTAATATATGTTAGATCTAAACAAGAAAAAAGTAGAATTTTACCTCAATTTATTTAGATCATTCTGAAGTCTTCATGCTGACGCATATCATAATCGTAGTCAAGCTCTTTCATCTCCTCATGCACTGCTTCAGGACTGTCGAAATGTTCAGGACCTGCACTCATGTAGCGCTGTCCTATCTCAAGCATCTCAGTGACATAACCTAACGCATCCATGATGTCCCACCGCTTGGATTTAGGGAAGGAGAGGAGCTGTTGTTCAAGAGCATCTACGACAGTAGCATTATGGTAGACCAAGCCTTGTCTATAGAATGGTACAAGAGACCTGATACGCTCTACCTTACCACGCTCATGCACACCTCCTCTTGCATGTAGCTCTATAAGCTCTATGTTTCTACCACGACGGAAGAGCTCATTACGAAGCGGGTATGTGACAAACTCATGGAGACCTGTTACTTCAACGCCAAGACGTGTAGACCCCAACCTGTGGCACATGTCGATAGCGTGTGTGTAGATCTCATCAGGATGGAGCTTCCCATGTATGATGTCCCGAACGTAGATAGACTCGGTGCTCAAATCAACAGCAACACCTACGATAGCACTATGAGCGCTGTGCACTTTCGTGGTACGTGCTATATCGACAAGAACTATGTTGTCTATATTCGGGTTAGACGTAAGCTGTAACTCATTCTCGTTGTAGTACTTGAAGTACTCCTGTCGGAATAGGGCATCCTCGGTGCTAATAGGGTTACTACGATACTCACGAGCAAATACATCAAGCTGCCCTCCATCCTTGTACACCTTATAGAGATCCCTGAGTTTCTCTGTAGAAAGTGCGTTAGGGAACTTAGAGACAAGATCATCGTCACAGATATCGAGGACTATAGAGTCCCAACTTGGATCTTCTACCAGATTCGCGAGAAGACTATCCTCATGTAGGAGAGTACCGATGACGATAATATCCCACCCTCTCCTCTTATCTACACAACCCATGAGAGCTCCATAAAACCACTGCTTGAGGTTCTTCCTTCTCTCCTCATTAGCTACACTCTCCTCATCTTCAAGGTCATCGACTATAATCAAGTCAGGTCTATACGAGCCCCACTTCATACCACGTAGCTTCTGACCAGCACCTTTAGGTCTGACGTTAACCTGCTGACCGTTCACGTTAACGATCCAGTTACTTTTAGAGAATGTTTGAGGATGCTTCTGTATCTCAAACAAGGAGTTTACTTCTTCATTATTAAGAAGGCGTTCTTTTAAGTTCTCACTCTGCTCTTCTGCTGTGGCAGCTGTCGCACCTACTGGAACGATGTATCTCTTCTCACCGAACAGCATAGCGTGAGCGGGTACAAGAAGGTTATCAATCGTAGTCTTCCCAACATCACGAGGAGCAATGATAACTTTACGTGGGTTGTCGCTATTCTGTATGAGGTCAAAGATCTGCTCATGTCCTGGGTCGAAAGGACGGAAGAAATCCTCGGGGAAGAGGACTCTACCACAGAATCCCATGTCCACGTAAGCACGTTCTAGTATTTGATCAACAGCTTTCATATGAAAACTTTCCTGATTTTTTTCATGTTAGATTTCGTGGTGTACTCAACCAATACCAGTTACCATGAGATATATTGCGGAGTACAAAAAAGCAATCAGAAAGCATATAGACATCACTATGTCCTTCTCAAAATCCCACTTAAGACTATACTTATCTACATCACCGAACTTAAGCCTGCCAAAGATCCAAACAGGAATGAGAGAGATTATTCCTAAGCTAATCATCCACCATTCCATGACTAGTCCAGATAGCCTAACGCTATCAACAAAGCTACAATGATAGCAATTACTGTTCTGACTCCATCTATCTTCTCCCAAAAGAGAGCCAACTTCTCCTTGAGAGTCCCGTCAGGTAACTCTTTCTGTACTGCCTTCCATATCTCGTGAATATTAGGAAGAGGAAGTACGTCTAAGATAGCAAAAAGAACCTTACCATACCACGTGTCGTCGGGTATGTTCTTCTTCACGATTTTATCTGCCTGGTTAACAACCTTATTCATAAAGTAACCTCGTATTTTGTTTTTAGTGTTACGGTATTTGATGATAATCTTCTGCCGTAATGTAGGCTTTAGCTTATTACTCTTATGCTCGACCTTCTTTATTTCAGGAGGTCTTATTGGTCTACTAAAAGTTTCTCCTTTAAATCGTTCTCCACTCATGTCTCATCATTATGCGTTATTATATCCTGATACAATGAACCACTCAATACCATCACTAACAAGTGTGATAGACTCATTGTGTCCGGACACTTCTGTACTACCTTCACCATCTATATTCCCAGCACTATATCCATATACAGCACCACCATCGACAGTCACCACGTTCATATCACTTGTGATCTTCTTAATAACAACAAAGTTTCCTTTACTCCTATCAACAGCCGGCAGAACCACAGTAACAGCTCCAGAGGCTGTGTCTACAAGCAGAACAGTAAAGCCAAGCCGTAGTGGTACTTGGTATGGGGAATCTGTGACATCTATAGTAATAGGGAAGTCTAACGAAATATCAGGCTCAGGGCTATCTTCTATATCCTGTTCATGCTCGTCAGTAAAACCTCCACTAAAGCCAGTACCAAAATCTAATGGGTCTCCGAAATCTATCATAACACAATTATTAGGTTAAAACCTACACAAGCCTTCACGCCTACGTAGGTGTTCTATGAATGGGAATAGAGGGGGATCTATTCCTCATCTTCGGGATATACGTCTTGAGAGTCTTCACCTACCACCTCAACACAACCACTTTTATAAGGGTCTGTCTTTATATTAAGCATAGGAGGTCTGATTATAACAGTCTCAGGTTTTATGTCTATTCTTCTACAACTCATATGTTCTTACTTATGGTGCTACTATTACATCCCACCACCTGTTCCACATCCAGTCAAATAGAAATCTAGTTTTAAGTTGCATATTATCGTATCCCCAAGTTACAGGATACTCTTCAGCAGTCTCAGTCCCACCTACCACTGCTTTAAGGTAAGCACCATCTAAAGACGTAGCGTTTGGGTGCTGACCAAACTGATGCCAATGCCACGTTGTAGGATCAAGTGTTCCTGATGGAACTAATTCATTAACAAGATATGTTGTTCCTCCATAAACAGCATAAAGGTTCCAGCCTTGAATATTTGGAATGCTTAAATACATAAACTTGTCCCACATAAAACTTATAAATTTCGGTATGCCCATTGGTATTTCACAAGTAGGCTGAGAGCTATAATAATCTCCTATAATCCTTAGCTCATTAGGAAAGCTGAAAAAGTTCCGAGTATAACTATGAGTATATGTGTTTCGGCAACCATACAATCCGGAGCCTACAATGTGTTTATAGTACTCTAAAATAGTAGTCCAAGCTACATCCGGAGGCTGTCTTTCACGTAAAGAGATTTTAAATCCTGCAATCGTTATCCAGCTAACTTTTCTGTGAAAAGATCCAAAAGATTTTATAACAAGCTTTCCTCCTTCAGGGATAACATAATAAGGACCGTTATCAGTATCAACTTCAGTATTAAAATCAGGACCTCC